CTACACAAGGCATCTAAATCTCCTGGCTCAAGAGTTACTAAGATTAATAAGTAATGGCAAGAAAAAAAGATTCTCCTATCGGTGTAGGAATGACGGCTAAACAGATGAAAAGAAAAAGACCTATCAACGCCGATCTTCTAAACAAGATTGAGCCTATTACAGATAATCAAAAGACACTCTTTGAAAGTTACAAAGAGGGTAAAAATATTTTCGCCTATGGTGCTGCTGGAACAGGTAAAACTTTCGTTGCATTATATCTTGCATTGAAAGATATTCTTGATCCACATACTCCTTACAATCAACTTTATATTGTAAGATCTCTTGTATCAACCAGAGAGATTGGATTCTTGCCTGGCGATCATGAGGACAAGTCTTTCTTATATCAGATACCTTACAAGAACATGGTAAAGTATATGTTTCAGATGCCTTCTGATGCAGACTTTGAGATGTTGTATGGTAATCTAAAACAACAGGATACTATCAAGTTCTGGAGTACATCATTCATTCGTGGAACAACGATTGACCAAGCAATTGTGTTAGTTGACGAGTCACAAAACTTGAATTTTCATGAATTAGATAGTATAATAACAAGAGTAGGAGAGGATGCTAAAATCATGTTCTGTGGTGATGCAAGTCAAACAGACTTACAGAAAACCAATGAAAAGAATGGCATTCTTGACTTCATGAAGATAATCGAACAAATGCCTGAGGACTTTGCAATGATTGAATTTGATGTCAATGATATTGTTCGTTCTGGCCTTGTAAGAGAATATCTTGTTCGTAAAATGGCTATGGGTTTTTAATGTTTATTGTTGAGAATCACTTAGGTGATTTAGAGTTAGAGAAAAAAGAGACCGATGGACTTCGCCTATATAAGTTACCCAGCAATGAATGGGTTCCTTCTATCACCTCTGTTACTAGTTTCTATAATCGAGAGGTGTTTCGTGAATGGAGAAAGAGAGTCGGGAATGAAGAAGCAGATCGTGTCACAAAAGAGGCAACTCGACGTGGTACGGACTTTCATGAAGCTGCACAAGCCTATCTTGAGAACAAAGAGTTAGATTGGAATGATTACCAACCACTGACTCAGTTTATGTTTCATAGTGCTAAGTCTAGTTTAGACAAGATAGGAAAGATACACGCAATAGAACGCACACTTTATTCTGAATACCTTGGTCTGGCAGGAAGAGTTGATTGCATCGCTGAATACGATGGTGAACTCGCTGTTATTGATTTTAAGACCTCGAAGAAGATTAAACCAGAAGCATGGATTGAACAATACTTTGTTCAAGAGGTTGCATATGCCTGTATGTATTATGAACTGACTGGAATTCCTATCCAAAAACTTATCACAATTATGGTCACACCAAATGGTGAGGTCAAAGTTTATGATAAAAGAAACAAAGGTGACTACATTAAATTACTTGTGAAATATGTCAAAAACTTTATCGAAAACCGAATGGTGGTTAATGGGTGACATCAACAAAGCTCTTAAAGAAAAGTTTCTCTGTTCAGCACAGTTTGCACAGGACATAGAAGCTATTGTCAAAGATGACAACTTAGGTTATATTGATGCTATCGTACATTATTGTGAACAAAATGCCATTGACGTTGAATCCGTGCCAAAACTCATTTCAAAACCTCTTAAGGAGAAGTTGAAATGGGAAGCAACAGAACTCAACTATCTCAAACGTACCTCAAGAGCAAAACTGCCCTTATGACTGGTTTTGACTGCTACAGAACTTATCTAGCATTCAAGAATCATTTTACGAAGGATAACTTTGATTATTTTAAGTATGGTGGTAAGACAAACGCAACCACCTCATCATTTAATAAAAGAAAGGACAAATATTTTTTTGAAAAGATGTCTCGTCAAAAGAAAGACGAAGATATTGTAGATTACTTTACTGCTATATTCTCTCAATGTGATGACCCACAAAGAATGTGGATAGGAGAGATTATAGAGACAGGCGAAGACAAATATAACGATTGGAAAAAGAAGATACAGAGTTTGAATTATCTTTTCAAACAAGAGATGATGCAGATTTGTAGTGACAAGGATTTTAACTCTTTGTTTGAATGTAAGAACGGTAAACATCCTATCATTATCAAAGAACATTTAAAGAAAAATATTACAACAGAGACATTGGTAATATTCGATGGTATGCTAGGATACAAAAAAGACTTTGATGATAAGTTAGATGACTTTGTATGGAAAACCGTCAGTATGAAACTTGACAAATACAAACCTTTTTTGTTAAATAATATTAACCTTACAAAATACAAACAAACCCTCAAGGAGATTGTAGTTAAATGAAGTTTGATTCTAGTAGTGAGTTTTTTGATTCTGAAATGGTTCAAGAGAGCCTTGAAGAAATAAAAGAACTCCAAGACTTAATTACACAAGGAATATTAGACACAGCTTTTTCTCCTATGACAGGTTATGAGGAGGATGAGTCAGAACAACTTGACTTGATTGAAGAATTGTTAGAAAAACAAAAACTCATGTACTTCAGATGTAAGATCTCTGAAGATGAAGATGCACTGTTAGTTGCAGAGAATATGAGAGAGTCATTAAGACAGATGGGTATGCCTAGAGGTGCAACTGTAGAACAGATGTTTGATAATTTAAAGAAGTCAATAAGAAATTTGAGAAATACGCTTGACAACTAAATAGTAGTGTGTTATATTATAAATGTTGGACGCAACATGGGAGTGACTGAATAAACTTACTGGCAACCGCTGGTTAAGGTGATGAGACACAGGTGGTGCTGCTACCGCAGGGTAGAACCGACCTACCAGTCGGGTCTCAGGCAAGGACGTTTTTACACTGTAGTAATGCTCGTTCTTTGTTGGTACACAGGAATCCAACCTCCCTCTTTTTTATTTGATGTACAGTGATGTTAACTGTGAGATGCAAAGTATGTGGAGTTGAATTGAAGTCTTCACCTAAGTTGCAAGCATGTAAATGTGTAAATAAGATGACACTTATAGATGAAACAGTAACTGCTGTTGACCTATCTAAAGTTGTCATTGTTTCTGGCGTAAATAAGAAGAAACAAGAGGGTCTTACATCTAAGGATCTTGAATGGCAAGAACAAAGGAGTAAGAGGAAGATTAAGAAACTTAACTTTGAAGTACGATGACTGAATCAAAGAATAAGGAAAAGGAAGAAAAGGACACAAAAGAATCCTTAAGTGAGGAAGATGAAATAATTCGCATTCATTGTGCGGAAAATGATGATGGATGTTAATATATACAAAAAGACCTTATGTACAACAAACTTGATAGTATGAAAATTTTCTTAGATACAGCAGATACAGACTTAATTAGAAAGTACTATGGTACAGGATTAATTGATGGTGTCACAACAAACCCAACTTTAATTCGTAGAAGTGGAAGAGACCCTGAGGAAGTCTATCAGGAGATACAGGACATTGGATTACATGACATCAGTATGGAAGTTGTTGGTGATTCTAATGAGATGATTGAAGAAGGAATAAGACTTGCTACTAAGTTTCCTAATTCATGTACAGTTAAAGTTCCTTGCACACCTGATGGTTTACTTGCATGTGCAGAGTTATCAATGAAGAATTGTATTAGAGTTAATGTGACTCTTATCTTTGATGTAGCACAAGCAATACTTTCAGCAAAAGCAGGTGCAACATATGTCTCTCCTTTTGTTGGTAGGTTGGATGACAACTCTATTGCAGGTTTAGATCTGATTAAAAATATTGATGAAGTATACAGAGTACAATGTATTCATAGAACAAAAATACTATCTGCATCTATAAGATATGTGAATAGTGTTTCTCAGTCATTTGCAAATGGCGCTCATATAGTTACTATGCCTCCATCTGTATTTGATAAGATGTATAATCATATTCTTACAGATAAAGGTTTAGAGATATTTGATGCAGACCACAAAGAAACTCTGAAGATGATAGGTGGTTGACAGTTAAAGAAGTGTAACAGACCTCCTACACAGGAGGTTTTTTTGTGCTATATTAATAATAGGGAAACAAAATGATCTCAGTTATCATTTTTGTTTCTCGCACCCAATTGAGATGTATTATGATTGAAGTTCTATGCCAGAATGATCCATACAGGTATGTAAAGATGCCTGATCTCTTAGAGAATGGTCATCCTGATTATCGTATTCAGAAGTGGAACAATCATAATGGTTATAAAGATATGTACCTCTGTGATAATTTTATGCAATTTAAAACTGCTATAGAAGATTTTGAATATACAAAGTGGTTAGATCCTGCAGGTGTTCCCTGTTATGTGTGTGATAAATAAGACAGATATTTAATTACAAATGGCAGCAAAAGGAACAGCAGCAAAGTCTGCAAGTGGTGCTTCTATGTCAAAATATGATGTTGAAGTGGAGAAAAGACTAAAAGCATTAGAAGCAGAAGCACATCCAAAGTGTCATCATGACACAGAGGAAGGTGATACTGATAGACTATCAGCATTAGAAGCAAAAGTGAATAAGATAATTTCACATCTTGCAAAGAAAGAAAATATTGATGATATAAACTAAGGGTTTACATAACTTCTTTCTTCTTATATAATATATACAAAGTACTTACACAAATTTAAATGGCAGATATTAAAAAAGCATTAGTATGTGGTGCTGGTGGTTTTATTGGTAGCCACATGGTTAGAAGACTGCGTTCTGAAGGATATTGGGTCAGAGGAGTAGATCAAAAGTATCCAGAGTTTAGTCAAACACAAGCTCATGATTTTGTTAAAGGAGATCTAAGAGAAGTCTCATTAGTTAAAGATATTCTTAGAATGGGTGGAGAACCATTTGATGAGATCTATCAGTTTGCTGCTGATATGGGTGGTGCAGGTTTTGTATTCACTGGAGAAAATGATGCTGCCATCATGCAGAACTCAGCAACAATTAATTTGAATATATTAGAGCAACAAAGAATATTGAATGAAGAGTTAGATGTAAATAAAACTAAAATATTTTACTCTGGTTCAGCATGTATGTATCCAGAGCATAATCAACTTGACCCTAATAATCCTGACTGTCGTGAATCATCAGCATACCCCGCCAACCCAGACTCAGAATATGGATGGGAAAAACTCTTCTCCGAGCGTCTTTATTTTTCTTATCACCGTAATTATGCTATGCCTGTACGAGTCACTAGATACCATAATATCTATGGTCCTGAAGGGACTTGGCAAGGAGGCAGAGAGAAAGCACCAGCAGCAATCTGTAGAAAAGTAGCAAAACTTCCTGATGTAGGTGG